CATATATTGGTGGTGCAACATATCAAGATGTAAAACTTTGGAAACCAGTTTCTTTAGAGGATAAACCAGAGTACAAATCTAGAAAAACAAAAGGGTTAGAAGATATTGTCGAACAAGGGTTACTTGACGACAAATAATTTGTTATAATAAATTGTTTCAAAAGGAGGAACATGTTTAATAAACTATTTTGGTCAGAGGCAAGTGAGAGAGCACTAAAGACGCTAGCTCAGTTCTTCATCACATTGACTGCTGGTACAGCATTTGATGTATTCAGTGCAGATTGGCAGACAATTCTTGGCCTATCACTGGGTGGTATGATTCTTTCCTATGCCACATCAATTCTTTCTTACAAGGTAGGAAAGACTGGAACACCAAGCCTGGTAGCTGAACCAGAACCAGAGCCTGAGCCTGTGCCAGTACGCAAGTCTTTAAGAAAGGGCTAATAAAAGCATTAAAAGAACTGGGACTCTTCGGAGTCCCTTTTCTTTTTTATACTAGTCTGATACAATTTGCTTATCTAGAGAATGAGAGAAGTATGTCTGAAAATCCCCCAACAATTTCATTTTTAACATTTGATTGGGCTTTTGGTACAGACCCACTAGAACCTAATGGTTGTGCATGGTATAGGTGTTATTTGCCTATGAAGCAACTAGAAAAGCATGGGTGGGGTACAGGAATAGGTTTTCCTGGATATAACGAAGAACATGGATTTGGATTACTTATTCCAGATGACAAAGCTATTCATGGTTGGGATATTATTGTTTTTAAACTTATCATGCTTAAGTCAGTTGCAGATAAAGTTGAAGAAGCACAAAAGAATGGGCAGAAGATTGTTGTTGATATTGATGACTGGTTTGAGGGTCTAGAAAAAACTAATCTTGCTTATACCATGACTGATCCTCAAAAGAATCCAGATAACAATCGTGAGCATTACATGAATATTATTGATAGTGCAGATGCAATCATTACCTCTACCCCATTTCTTTATGACTTCTATACAAAAGAAAAGAAAATGAAGAATGTTTTTATGGTAAGAAATGGTATTGACTTGGATCGCTGGCCTAGACATAAAGATTATGCTGGTTGGCTTCCAACAATTGGATGGGTCGGGGCAACTCCATGGAGATCTATGGATCTAGAAACAATGAATCCATTTCTTGGTGAGTACATGGATAAGACTCATCTAAAGTTTCATCATGCTGGAAATATTATTAATGCTCCACAAGCAAGAGATCAACTTGGTTTGCCATCAACAGTAAAAACTTCATTTGAGCCTATGAAACCAATTATGTCGTACCCACAACTTTTTAGAAAGTTTGATATTGGCATTGTTCCACTAAACGATGTTCAATTTAATCATGCTAAAAGTGTTATTAAGGGCCTTGAGTATGCAGCAGCAGGTATTCCATTTATTGCCTCTTATAGCCCCGAATATGACCTTCTAGAGCAACAGGGAGTTGGAAGGGTAGCTAGAACACCACAAGAATGGATAGGGCATTTAACAGAATTAGAAGATCCAAAAATTCGTAAAGACGAGGTAGAAAAAAATTATGAAAACCTCAAATTAACAAGTACTATGGATGTTCGTGGTGAGGACTGGAATACAGTTATGCATCAAATTAAGGAATTATAGGAAAATTCGTATAACATATGTTTATAAGAAAATTCCCCTACTCAATGTCTTACCACCAAATGTATTTTTGGGATAGGAGTAGGGGAACTTCTTAAGCTACTTTTTATTTTGTTTTGCACAAGGATACTTTTCATACCACATTGCATATTTGTTGTAAACATAAGCAGAAGTATAATTTCGCTTATGCCTACCTTTACCGTCGATATCCCATGGATACCATGTTCTGCCACCATCACTTATTGTAAAAGCAATGTTAGCATTGTATTCGCGGGTAAGCATTAGGTCAGTTTTCCACCATTTTTGCCTACCCCATGCAGATTTATTGAACTGAAACATGCCATAGTCTCCAGTTGAAGATATAGCATCTTCTCGTCCTCCTGATTCTCGCATAACAATTGCCCATGCTTCTCTCAGGTTTTTACCACGGAATCCAGTCTTGTAAAGAACTCTTACTAACCAGTTCTTACAAGGTGGAATTTCTTTTTTCTGTACCACTCCGTAGTCTCGTATTTCATCTTCTAACATAATATGCTTCGGAATGGACAGTTCCGTCGCAGTAGGTGCAGACTTAGCATACACCTGTTCGGAGTTTGCTGTGCAAGCGGTAAACAAAAGGCTTGCGAGCAACACACCTCCTAGCAGTTTAGTTTTCGTCATTCTTCCTCCTAGCGGCGGCAAGACATAAGTTCCATTATTACAAATAATTTACAATGTGTCAAATACTGGTGAGTAGGAAAGTAAAAAATGTGATCTATTTAACTTTAGCCTCTATATATAAATATATATAATATATATTATATTAGATCTATTCCCTCCCCACCACCCATGAATATTATCACGGATTTTCTATCTTGGCAATACATTTCTTAATTTTTTCTATGGTATCTAAACCAGGATAAATTTTTGCTTTTGATATTGAATCATAAAAATATACTTGATCGTTATCGTCAAGTGATGGTAGTATAAAGCTACCTCCAGGGGTATTGTCAATGCCTGGAAACTCCAAAACAGGAGCATCTCCAGAATTTACCAAATTGTAATATGAGTGTACCTCCTGAATTGTTAGCGTCATTGATTTTCTCCTAAATGCTCTGCTAGAATATATCTCATCCCCTAATTCTATCAAAGGAAGTGTTTTATTTTGTCTCTTATCAATACTGACGGAACGATCAAAGATCACTACAGAAATTTTATTCATCTCAGCAGATATGCACGATGGATTGAGTCAGAGGGGAGAAGAGAGACTTGGCTAGAAACAGTAACTCGTTATATTTCATTTATAAAAAATCATTTAGTTCTTAATTATGGATATGATTCCAATAGTCCACTATTCGATGAGATTCGTGATGCAATCCTGAATCATAAAGTTATGCCCTCAATGAGAGCAATGATGACCGCAGGACCAGCACTTGAGCGTGATAACATTGCGGCATATAACTGTCCATTTATTACAGTAGATTCTCTTCGTGCATTTGACGAAGCAATGTATATTCTTATGAATGGTACAGGAGTTGGATTCTCAGTAGAACAAAAATATACTGATCAATTACCAGTCATTGCAGATGAACTCTTTACAACTGGAACAACTATTGTTGTAGAAGATTCCAAGCTTGGATGGTCAAAGGCATATAAAGAACTCATTGGACTTCTTGTTACTGGACAAATTCCAAACTGGGATATGAGTAAAGTTCGTCCAGCAGGAGAAAGACTTAAGACTTTTGGTGGTCGTGCATCTGGACCAGAACCATTAGAAAAACTTTTTAGATTTACAGTAGAAACATTTAGAAATGCTAAGGGTCGTAGACTTAAGCCACTAGAAGCACATGATCTTATGTGCAAGATTGGTGAAATCGTTGTTGTTGGTGGAGTTCGTAGGTCTGCTCTTATTTCACTTTCAAATCTAGATGATTTTGAAATGGCAAAAGCTAAGTCTGGTCAGTGGTGGGAAGATAATGGTCAGCGAGCACTTGCAAATAATTCTGCTGTTTATAATATGAAGCCAAATACTGCTCAATTTCTTCGTGAGTGGAGAAACCTGTATGAGTCAAAGTCTGGTGAACGTGGTATTTATAATATTGACTCAGTAAGAAAGCATGTTGATAAGTTTGGTAGAAGAGATTCCGCAAAGGTTGCGGGAACAAATCCATGTGGTGAAATTCTACTTCGTCCTAATGAGTTTTGTAATTTAACAGAAGTTGTTATTGAAGCATCAGATAATGCAGATGACTTATTGAATAAGGTACGACTGGCTACAATTCTTGGAACATGGCAGTCAACTTTAACTAATTTTAAATATATTCGTAAAGCATGGAAAGATAACTGCGAAGAAGAAAGACTACTTGGTGTATCACTAACAGGAATTTTTGGTAACAAAATTACTGGAACAAATAACGAAAATCTTGCAGCGTATTTAGATGAAATGAGAGATCTTGCAGTAAAAGTAAATAAGAGCGAGGCAGAAAAGTTAGCTATTAATCCATCAGCATCAATTACTTGTGTCAAGCCTAGTGGAACAGTGTCTCAGCTAACAGGTGTTTCTAGTGGCATTCATCCTTGGTATGCACCATATTACCTTCGTTCTGTTCGTGGAGACAATAAAGATCCACTGACAACATTTTTGAAAGAGTGCGGTATTCCAAATGAGCCAGATGTTATGAAGCCAAATGATACTACTGTATTTTACTTTCCAATCAAAGCTCCAAAGAATGCAGTAGTAACAAGAGATCTATCAGCAATTGACCACCTTGAAATGTGGAAAACATATCGTGAGCATTGGACAGAGCACAATCCATCAGTAACGATTAGTGTTCATGAAGATGAATGGGTTCGCGTTGGATCATGGGTATATGATAATTTTGATGAAATTGGAGGCATTGCATTTCTTCCATACTCTGAGCATACATATAAGCAAGCACCATACCAGGAAATTAACAAAGATGAATATGAGGAATGGTCTGCTAAGATGCCAAAGAATATACCGTGGCAGATGCTAAGTCTTTATGAGTTTGAAGATGGAACAACTGGTTCACAGGAACTTAACTGTGTGGCAGGTTCATGTGAAATAGTTGACATAGGATCTGTAGCAGTTTAAAAATAACCCCCTATGTTAGAATAGTTTATATGTTCCAAACTATTTTCAATCTTTATGCTGCATCTGTTTTTGCAGAACATCCACTAGCACTGTGGCCTTTAGATGATGATTTTGGATATATTTCGCTGATTAATGCTAATCCATCATGGAATATTAGTGGTGGATCATTGATGTATAGTGGATCTGCACAATATATTCCCATTGATAAGCCAAGTGAAACAGTTGGTGTAGCAGATGCACTTTCTGATTATTCTTTAGACATACAAACTTTTGCTGCATCAGCAACAATGACTTTAAAAACTCAAAGCTTTAATAATCAAACTCAGGTAGATATTAATAAGCCAAGTGTTGCTATATCTACATATCTTTATGAATACTCAGACATTATTGATACCTGCAAAATTGGATTTGAATACGTTCATCCAACAACGTTAGTTACTGAGAGATCATTTTCAACATACAATTCGTTTGATACAGATATTTGGAAAAAGGTAGGTCATACATTTACGCTGAATAATCAATCATGGCATAACTCACAAAGTGTTAATATTTTTCCATTTATTGAAATATCATTTAAAACTGGAACAAAAGTATTTTCTCTTTATAATCTATCTGTAGGGCAATGGTCTGAAGAATATGACGATGAATCACCTGGAGTAGTTCCAACACCAATTACAAGTAATAGTGCATCAATAAGTTTAATGACAAGCCTTGGCATTAATAGCACAACTGCTGCAACAATTAAGCTTGTTCCAACAGATCCATATAATTTATCAAATGAAGATATTGGATATTACGTTGTTGAACAAACTAAGATGCTAGCAACAAATTCAAAATTACCAATGGTGTTTGGATCTCGTAATATTACTGAAATATATAATTCTCCAACAAATACCCCGTCTTTGATATTTCCAGGTAAGGGATTCTTGCATGAATATGGAAGGTACAATGATTTAACAGCAGAGTTCTGGCTGCGACTTGATGTTAATAGTAATGAAAAAATAAAGATATTTGGACCACTTACAACACAAGATGGTTTGTATGTTCACGAAAGCTTTATAACATTACGAGTTGGTCCATATGAAAAATCATACTTCATTGGTAAGTGGTATAGGCCAATGCTTATCAACATTACCTATAATATTCAAAGAATGACGGTAATGATAAATGGAGATACCGTTATATCATTCGATATTGATCAAGATGAAATTGATTTTCCAACAATTAGTGAAAGAAGTACAGACTGGATTGGATTTTATGGTAATGATAAAACATCTCCATATCAAATGGATTGCTTTGCTATTTACCCATATGTTGTTGGAGAAGAGCTCGCTAAGAAAAGATTTATTTATGGTCAAGCAGTAGGAAAGTCAGATGATATTATTAAAAATTTCCAGGGTGATTTAACTAATATAGATTTCTCATATGCAAAATATACTAATAATATTGTCTATCCAGATATGACTAAATGGAGTGCTGGATTTGCTTCTAATATCAATGCTGATTCAAGATTTATTGCACTTCCAGAATATACTATGCCAGAAATTAAATATTATGGAAGCGATCTATCACTATTCTCCCTTGACAGACTTCGTAGGTCATGGGCTGGTATTGGTGGTGGACCTGGAGTAGATCCAAACGATACATCCTATTGGTGGAGTAGATGGGCTGCTGGAGTTTGGAACTCATTAACTGGTTCTAGAGAAGCTGATACTTTTTATGACAACTATTTTATTCAAGATGAATTAACTGGTCAACCATTCATTAAATTAAGACCAAGTAGTTTATATAATAAAGTTTATGGATATATTGCATTTCCATCAATTAACACAATTACTGAAGTAGTTAATTCAATATTTGGTGTATTTTCAATATCACAAAACGAAATTGATCAGTATGTTTTTGCTGAAAATATCACAACATCTAATTACCAGGGTAAAGAACTTGTATTAATGTATTTCTATAATGCATCAAATAACAATGCTTTTAAAATATATATAGATTTAAAGAATGTTTCTGGAACAATTACTTTTAATAATATTATTTATGAATACAATGGTCAAGTTTTATACAGTACAGAGTTTGGATCAGTAACTAATAATGATCAATATTTCGTTGCTGGAATATTTTTAGATAAAATAAATAGTTATTATGCAGCAGAATTAAGAAACTTTTTTGCTAATAGGCAAAACATTCAGCTCAATGTTGGATCATATCAAAATTCAATGTTTCCAGGGAAAATATATAAAGTAACATTCAATAACAAATTCTTTACCAATAAAGACATTATTAATAATATGTCAGCAGATGGAAGATTTGTTAGTGGTAATAGTCATTTAATTTCAGCATCAAGCTCCTTGGTTAGCTACATTGGTAATTACACAATGTTGTTTAAGAAAACAAATGAAATTATTGTTATGGATATTGGATCTAGTGGTTATTGGGAGGATTCGCTAGCTTTATCATATTTTGGAACTCAAGTTAAAAATGCTGCTGGAGAAATGGTATTTGATGATTTAGATCTCCTTCAATTTAATATTGATTATCCATCATCTATTGTAACTACAGAAGATTTAGATAATGCAGTTAATGCAGACAATCTTATTTCATATATAACATTACAATCAAAAGAAGATGTTGGAAATATTAACTATTCACAATATACCGTGACAAAAGAATTGACAAATAATAGAATTGTAGATTTTGAAGAAACCAATATTAATCCAGATATTACTAAGTTTAAAGTTATTGATGGAACAATTGTATTCCCACCAAAAGCAATTATTAACTTTGCAGATGCTTATGTGACATTTCATTTAGAATTAAAAACTGACGGTATCAATACAAATCCAGTAAGACTTCATAGAATGTCTTTGGCATCATTAGCATTTGATCAATCAACTTTATATCCAATTAATACAACTACTGGAAACAATGTGTATCCATTTGTTAAGAATGGATCTTCTTATTCAACAAAGACTCGTAATCCATTTCTTATCTATAAAGACTCAATGCCATATCTATACCTAACAGGAGATTCTGGTATATCAACAATTGCATATGATGAAATTGATTCTGATTCAATAACTCGTGGTATATCTTTGCCAATCAATAATGGAAAAGACGAAGAGTATAGTCTAAGTGGATTTAACATCTGGCTTTGTTATAATCAATCAAAACTTATAACAAAGAGTCAAAAACTTTTTAGTGTTATCACATCTGATAACAAATATAATTTTTATATAGAACCAGAGTATGGTGGAAAGCGTGGGTATCTAAAAGCATATTCAGCAATACAATCTAGAGAAGTTCCATATAGCAATGTTCTTTTATATCAAAATGGGATTGAGATGGAAAAACCATATCTTCGACCATCAATTTGGTCTATGATTACTGTAGCTTTTCCAACTCCTCTACAGTTTAATAACTACATTGGTCAGCTTGAAGTAAATCCAGGCATTGTATTTAATAATGTTGCACTATTCAATCAAAATATTGAACGATCAGTTGATGATATTTTTGAATCACATCTTGGACTATCTCACATTGTTGCATCAGATCAAACAACATTATCGTTCGATAACAAGGATTTATTAGTTTATAATGACATTGAATGGACCACTTTTTCAGGTAAAATGGTCTAATATGGTACAATTGAGTACATGAAGTCAACTGAACCAAAGCTAACTGTCGTTGAGAAGAATAGATCCGATGGTTTATATGTATGGAGACTTCCAAGTGGTGAACTTGTTCAAGATAGCATGGGAAATACTATGAATATTCCTGCTAAAAAATATGACATTCATGCAATCAACGAAATTACGAAGGCAGCTAACTACTATGGGTTTCCAGAAGGAAAAGCAGAATTCATGCCTGGAGTAAGAAGAGTAACTGATGAAGAACACTCTGAGCAGATAGATAGAATGAAGCAAGGATATATTCCAAGTGAAACTGATTTAGGTGCATGGATGGATGCTGCAAAGGGAATTGCTCGTTATGGAGAATGACGAGGCACCTGTAGCAAGACTTGATAGACCATTTGTAAAAGAAACTTCTTTATCAGACTCATTTAGTGTAGATTCTGAAATTGCAAAAAATTATAATGGACTAAGCACAAACTTTAAGCGTAAAGCATCTAGAAAAATATCTAAGGTTTGGAATGGTGCAGAAGATTCACGATCAAAGCAACTTATTCCATTGCAGGATATTACTACAGCGTATGGTCTCTTTGATGTGATTATTCCGCCATACAATCTTGATGAGCTTGCGTCATTTTATGAAACATCATTTGCTAATCACGCTGCAATTAATGCCAAGGTAGCTAATACTGTTGGTCTTGGTTATCATTTTGAAATTTCTAATAGTACAAAAGAGAAGTTAGAGATAGCTGAATCAGACGATGCTCTTATGAGGGCATATAGAAAAGTTGAGCGAGCAAAGTATGACTTAGAAGATTGGCTTGAAGAAAGAAATGATGAGGACACATTTACTCACGTTCTTGAGAAAGCAATGATTGATTACGAGGCAACTGGTAATGGATATATTGAAATTGGTAGAACTGTAACTGGAGAAATTGGATATATTGGACATATTCCAGCAACAACTATTCGTGTAAGAAGATTGCGTGACGGATATGTACAAATTGTTAATCAACAGACAGTATTCTTTAGAAACTACCAGGATACAAAATCTCCAAATGTAGTTACCAATGATCCAAGACCAAATGAGTTAATTCATCTTAAGAAGTACACTCCAAAGAATAGCTACTATGGTATTCCAGATTCTTTATCTTCAGCAACAGCAATTGTTGGTGATCAACTTGCTGCTCGTTATAATGTTGACTACTTTGAGCATAAGGCTGTTCCACGATATATTGTTACATTAAAGGGTGGAAAGTTTTCAAACGAGTCAGAAGAAAAGCTTTTTAGATTTCTACAGTCTGGCCTTCGTGGACAAAATCATAGAACTCTATTTCTTCCACTTCCACCAGATAGTCCAGATAATAAAGTTGAGTTTAAGATGGAGCCAATTGAAAGTGGTATTCAAGATGGTTCATTTGAGAAGTATCGTAAATCAAATCGTGAAGATATTCTTATGTCTCATCAAGTTCCAATGAGCAAGGTTGGATCTGCAATTGGCGTATCTATTGCTTCTGCACTTGCATCAGATAGAACATTTAAGGAGCAGGTAGCAAGACCAACACAAAAGAATTTAGAAAAAGTTATTAATAAGATCATTGCTGAAAAAACAGATATGTTTAAGTTTAAGCTAAACGAGCTTACACTAACTGATGAAAATACTCAAAGTCAAATTGATGAGAGATATTTGAAGATGCAAGTTATTGTGCCAAACGAAGTAAGACAAAGACTTGGCATGACTTTGCGACCAGAAGGTCAAAATGCAGTACAACTTGGACCACAACAAAGAGCGGAGATGCTCGCACAAACACGGGGGACAAGACAAAGAGATACACAAAGACAAAATAATGCTTCTGATTCACCAGGCACAGATACAGGTAGAAACCCTGGTGGAGAAGGAAGAGTAGCTCCATAACAATTTAATAAAAAATACATATATAATAGGTATGATATGACTATTTTATCCAAGGCTTTTTGGTCCACAGAGGGCGACAGTATCAGATTCTCAATGCCCATTCAAAAAATAGACAAAGAAAAGAGAATTGTTTCTGGCTGGGCAACCTTAGATACCCTTGACAAGCAAGGAGATATCGTTGCTATTGATGCATCAGTAAAGGCATTTCAGAGATTCCGTGGAAATATTCGTGAGCAGCACACTCCGCTAGCAGTTGGAAAAATGGTTTCATTTAAGCAAGATAAGTACTTTGATAAGGATAGTGGAGAAATTCACAATGGCATCTATGTAGATGTATATGTATCAAAAGGTGCTGAAGATACCTGGCACAAGGTCAATGAAAATATTCTTACAGGATTCTCCATTGGTGGAAGAATTAAGGAATCAGATGACACTTACAGTAAGAGTGCAGACGGTCCAATAAGACTTATTAAAGACTATGAACTAGACGAGCTTTCTCTAGTAGACAATCCAGCTAATCCAGATGCAAATATTGTATCTATTCAAAAACTTGCTGATGCAGAGCCAGGGGTAGTTCAAAAGAATTATCTAGAAACAGTATATTGGTGTGCATCTAATGACGTAGTTATTCTTAGCGAAAAGAATCAGTATGCTTGCCCACAGTGTAGCAAGACAATGGTGAATATTGGTTTCGTTGAAACAAATGATGTAAATAAATCAGACATTATTAAGTCATTATTAGATTCATTTGCTAAGTCACAGAGTTCAGATGAAGAGTCTGACGGAGAGGCGATTGACGGAATAGCCAAGTCAATTGCTAACAATAATGAAAAGGAGGGGATTAATGTGACAAGAAAATCAAAAATTTCTGAGGTTGTAGAAGAGACACTTGTAAAGTCTGATGATGCACCTGAAGTTGTTGAAGATGTTGTTGAAGATACCCCTGCTGAAGAAGCAGCAGAAGAAGCAACAGCGGAAGAGGTTGTTGAGAAGTCAGCAGACGAAGCTGTTGAAGAGGTTGTAGAAGAGGCTATTGAAAAGTCCGAGACTCCTTCAGATGAAGGCAACGTTGACTTGGCTAAATCACTTGATGAGGTCAAGGCATCTCTAGTTGAAGTACTTCAAGATTTTTCTGCAACAGTAAAGTCCCTTACCACTGAAATCGCAGATCTGAAGAAATCAGTAGATTCAGTGACAAAGGAAGTTGATGTTGTCAAGGGCAATGTTAACGAGGTAAAGGGTAATATGAGTGAGTTTGGACAGCGTATTGATGAAGTTGAGGCAGATACTGCTGTTCGCAAGTCTGGCGATCTTGGCGGGATCGTTCAGGAAGTACAAATGAATAAATCCATGTGGGGCGGTCGTTTCCTCAGTTCCGCTGACCTATATCGGTAAATAAA